CTGCCGGTCCCATGATGAGCCGTTAAAGACAAGCAACTTAGCACCTACATCTATGTGATTCTCTATATTGGTCTCTCCGTCAGCGTGAGCGGCATCAATCGGAACATCTGAAGTTCCATCAGATATAACCACTCTGTAAGCAGTAGCAGCCGCCTGACTTGCCGTGATTGTTCCATCAACCGTCACACTTCCACCGGCATCGGATATGTTAACAGTATTCTGGACATTAACGCCAATATTCCCACCATTATCAGTAGCAATAGCGTAAACGTTAGTCCCATCAGTACCCATAGCCACCGTACCCGTAGGAGTGGCAGTAGCAGCACCGTCAGCGTACTGAGTGCCTCCCCCGAAAGAAGTTATCTGATTTCCAGACCCGTCAATAATTGACACATCTATCCCTCTGGAACTTCCGGCAGAATGTGAGGTTACGTTATTCCCAGAACCATCCTGAGTCCTTACAGACCACGTTCCCGACTGAGCGACTGATCCATCTATCGTGATGGAATTACCCCCATCAGCGATATTCAGATGACCCGTAGCGTTAGTGGATAGAACCTGAACATTAGTTCCGTCAAATCCAAGTGAAGCCGTACCCGTGGGCGTTGCTACCGCTGCCCCGTCTGCGTATTGAGTACCTCCACCGAAGGAAGTTACTTGATTACCCGATCCGTCAACGATTGCGACATCAAAAGGTCTGGCTGATCCTGTTGCTCTGGAAGTTACCGAATTACCTGACCCGTCTTGATTTCTCACAGACCACGTACCGGATTGCGCCGCTTGTACTGCAAATGTCCCCCCGTTATCAACTGTCAGGGATCCTCCGTTATCAGTTACAGGAATCGAAGCATTCTGAACGCTTACATTCATCGTGCCGGTTCCAGCGTTGGCCGTTACCGTACCCGTAACCGTAGCATTAAGATTAGCAGCCGTAGCCTGGGCAACAGTAAAAGAACCCGTTCCGGCATTAGCGGTGACCGTTCCGCTTACCGGTTGTGTCGCTTGAAAGAATGTACCAGTTACAGGGATAGAAGCGTTTTGAACCGATACGTTCATTGTCCCAGTTCCTGCATTAGCGGTTACCGTACCACTTACAGTAACTGATCCGTCTACTGTTATACTTCCGGAGTTATCAGTTATGGGAACTGCGGATTGATTGGAAGCAATGACGACAGGAGCCGAATTAGCCATCGTTGCCTGTCCATTGGGGTTAGAGGGTTGGTAACTCATTATATTATATGCCAGTTAGCGTTATCAGAAACCAAAGTGATAGACTCATAAACACGGACAATCGAAGCCGTCAGTCCTCCGTCTATCGTCTGAGAACCATTGCCATCAACAGTAAGCGTAGCACTTCCTGCGATTTTCTTTACAGTTATTTTTGCAATATTGGAAACCGCAGTCGGTAAAGTAATTGTGAAGGCCCCGCTTGTCGTGTCACCCAATAGAATCACTTCCCCACTTGTTGCCGTTTCTGTATAAGTCCCGGTCTTTGTTGAGACCGTGTAACCTCCACCACCACTACCCCCAGTATTTGTTATTGTAAAACTCGGATAAGTTCCTGAAATAGATATACCACTTCCGGCAGTTAAGGAAACGGTCTGATCCGGTGCAGAGTTGGTTATAGTGAAACTTGGATAGGTTCCACTTGTGCTTATTCCCGTCCCCGCACTTAATACTACCGTCTGGTCAGGCGCAGAATTCGTGATAGTGAAATTAGGATATGTTCCGCTCTTGGTAATCCCAGTTCCGGCAGTTATCGCTACGGTCTGGTCAGGTGCAGAGTTTGTAATCGTGAAGTTAGGATAAGTCCCACTCGTAGAAATCCCAACACCTGAAGTCAGGGAAACCGTCTGATCCGGAGCGGTATTAGTAATCGTTAAAGTGCCGCTTGTAGTAATCGGAGACCCTGAGACACTAATCCCGGTTCCTCCGGTTGCGTTTACCTGTGTGACCGTCCCCGTGCCTACCGTGTCAGTAGAATTCTCCCAAACCGAAAGACTTGTGTTGTATTTAAGGACTTGTCCGTTAGTAGGAGATGTAATTCTTACATTATGTAATTCATCTATCTCATATCCGTTGTCGACTTTAACGAATATCTTCCCGTTGTTCTGATGAGCATAAACAACGAACCCTACTATTACAGTATGTTGAGGTGCTTGAGGTTTTACGTTAGTGATCCTTCCCGCTACCGTAGGACTTAGATAAAGAGGATTTCCATCTACCCAGGTCTCACCCTGAAGGCTTCCAGTAGTGTTGATATTCTCAACCAATCCAGAGGTAACAATAAATCCGCTATTGTTGTTGTTGATATTCTCAGCAATCAGACCTAACGTATCTGCACTATTAGCATCATTATTCGCCTGCGCTAAGTTTACCTGAAGTCTTTGCCCCTGTGCGCCTGTTACTTTAACTACTTGGTAATTAGACCTAAGAACATTCCCACCGGTTCCGTTAACTACACGTGCGACTTGTTTCTGACCCAATGGAAGACTAACGCTCCCACCTTTTAAAAGAAGGTCAACCGTTCCTTCTGTATCATTCCATCCAACATTTCCAACCGCAGGAGTATAAGTAGTCGGTGTGATGTCAAACTGAAGATATCCAGTAGTAAGTCCATACTCACCAAGAGTAACATTGCCGGTCGCTCCCGTATAAGGAACCTTGCCGTCAAGTGCAGATTGTAAATCGGTCTGGTCAGCGATATTCCCGGAGATATCACCCCAAGAAACAAACGTGCCACCTACGGTTAACTCAATCGGAGTACCTCCTTCGATGACATTAACGACAGTATCGTTATCGCCTATCGTGACCTCAATCTGAGGATCGTTATATATTTTAATTGGCTGCATCTACCGTCCCGTTATAAAGTACGATCGGCCCGTTTAACTTGACTTGACCATCGTAAACGAGCAGGTAGTAATATTCTCCTTCGTTCAGATTGCAATCACTCGCAGAAACCTGAACGCTCAACTCATTAGAAACCAAAGTAACCCCAGAGGTGGAGTCCAAAACAAAGACATTCTTCTTATCTCCTGCGTTCTTCTTTAGGATGAACTCGAACAGATTAGAAGGATAGATATAAGGCGCACCGGCAGAGTCTTTGAAAACAAACTTAATCGTTTCCTCAAAGTTTACCCGCTTGTAAAGTTTAAGCGTTCCCTCTCCTCCGAATGTTACCTTACTCATTGGTGATGATTGCTTTGTTAACCTTTATGAGAACATCACTTGCCTTGTCAATGGAAGTAATGGCAAATCCGAAAGCCATCTCGCATTGCTCCTTATACAGAGGATACTTCGTGTTATCGTTTGCTTTTTGCTTCTTTAAGAAGTTGATCATTTTAGCCTTGTAGAATTCCACATTAGCCCGGACGTTCTTTTCAAAGGAATACATTTTAACATCTGAAACCACGCTGGAATTATCATCCGAAAACTCTCTTATTCCCGTAGGTGTGGAGTCAGCGTTTGCAAACTTCAGATAGTTAAAGTAGGTCAGCCATGCGAGGTAATCTTTGATGAAAGGATCATAAAGGCTATCGTTATCAGCAGTAAGTGTATCAGTATCATACTCATTAACAATTTCATCATAAAACTCTCCTCCAAGAACCTCTTCAAGTGTGTCCTGTGAAAGTTTAAGACACATTTGATATTTTTTATCATCCGTGTTAAGAGATAAGAAACAGGCTTCATTAAGGTACGCTATCGGAATTAAGTTAATCATTCTTCAGGTGTTACTATCCAAGCGTTCACATCTTGATCGTTAAAACCAAAGCCATTCTTCAAGAGTTGACTTGCCTGATCAAAGGTAAGTTCCTCTTTGTTATATTTTCTCACTATTCTCTGGATTCCTTGTAATTGTCTTCCAGTTAGATTCTTGAGAGATTCATTAACCGTGTTTTCGGTCTGTGCAATATTTGCACTCGCCACCGGAGCAAATTCAAGTTCAGCAAAGCCAGGGATATTGTCTTTAACGAATTGAATCTTGGCCGTATCCGGAAGGATTTCCCAAAACTTATCTTCTACTTTAATCTCCTGACTTACAGGAATGAAGTTTACAATCTTAACCTCTCCGGCTATGCCCATCAAAGGAAGCAGGACTTCGTTATAGAACTGCTCTAACTTTCTCTGTTTAGGGGCCACCCGTGAGTGCATCAATTCGATTGCTTTCTGGATGGAATTACCATCAGAGCCTAACGAGGATTGTTGTTGAGGAAGATTAGCAAGAACTGCCGGTACTTCAGTAGCCATCGTGATACCACGAATAGCATCCGAAAGAGTACCCGAAAGAATATCAAAGTTACTATTAGTCGGAAACGCCTGAATTTTTGTAGAAGTATCTGCATTGAGTGACCATTGAACCAAAGCCGTTCCTGCCTTCTTAGATCCGGAGAACGCCTCTCCCATCTGTTCGTTAAACTCCTCACCTACCGTTTTGGTCGAGCGCAGTCTTTTAAGACCGGCATCATCTGTGTAGGTTTCTTGATATTTAGGATTTTTAGACGGCTGATTCGGATCACCAATTACGTTCATCAGAACGCTCTGGAAGAATCCGTTATCAAGATTTTCTGCGTGAAACTCTTGAATTTTCCCGTCAACATAAATCCACTTCTTACCCGACCAGAACCTGGGAACAGGATAGAACTTGTACATCGGTCTGGTAGTACCGTAATAGTAAACCTGACCGTTGTAGGAGATTCCTTCTTGGCCTATTTCATTTAATACCGTCTTCGGATTGAAAGCGTTGTACGTTATCGTGTACTCTTTCTTGTACTCCTGAGTTCCGAAGTATGGATTATACTTGAACTTTGAGATTTCTCTGGTCTCACTCTTTACAAACCTTATACTTTCAAAAGGAAGCGAATAAGCAGTAGTGACCTGACCTTGTGCGTTATATTTAAGATTCACGGCAAACCCTTCAAAGAGTGCCATGTAATCAGAAAGTTGACTGTGAAGTTCCCAAAGCGTGGTTCCGAAAGTATCTACTTTCAGGCCCATTAAAGCATTATCTGAGAACCTCGATCCTTTGATAAACTGAGAAACTGTATTAATACAAGCAGTCGTGGCAGGACTCTCATCGACCGCTTGAGCAATTCTTAAAGGAAGCGCATCATCCTCTCCGTAAAGAATAGTATCCTCGTAATAATTCTTCTGAATGTTTACGGACTTTTCCCGGATCAGATTTTTAGGCGAAAACGAATAAGCCTTCGGAAAAGGCGAAACGTATTTCTTTTTAGGCTTCCGCATGGTCAAAATTAGATTGAATCATTATTAGTTATTTTAAAAGTAAGGTTTGAGTTTACCATTTATTCAAAGGGCATTCTTCTTCGATAAGACGAACCTTTGCGGAGATTACGCATCCACATTCTCCGCAGACTAAGTATTTCCTTTGGGGACATTTTAAACAAATGTTCTCCCTGGCTTTTGATATCTCCGTCTTCTTAAAGAATATCAGCAGATAATATCCGGTGAGAATTTGACCGAATTTTTGTAACAGTTTTCCCATTCCCTTTTCTTTTTATGTTCATCAATTAAATAATGAGACCCCAGTCCAAGTCTTTTGTTTATATCGCTCATCCTTTTTTTATACTGTCTGTATCTATTGACAAGACGATTACCGCCACCGGCATTACGATAATGAAAAAGAGGAATGATAGTATCAGAATGAATCACCCTTCCCTGTGGGATACATTGATGGCATCCGTAGGAGTAATTGATATTCTGAAGTTTAGGGCTGAAGATTATATTTTTCGAGTAATTAGGATCCGGTAATCCTTTGGTTAATTCGGACCAGTTATATCTTGGAAGTTTTTCAGAGAAGATATTAAAGCCAAAGGTTTTAAAGATTGTCACTCCCTTATCATGCTCTTTCTTTAAAAATTCAGGGGTGGTTTGTAAGATCTCATCCGCATCACATACGATGACATAATCAGCATCAGAAGACCTCCAGCAGTTGTTTTTTATCTTTAAATACTCCCTGTCGTTTAATTCGTTGTTTCCATATAAGGAAACTTCTGCCCCCATCTTACGGCATATCTCTGCGGTTCTATCCGTTGAGTGGTTATCGTAAACTGTCACCGGACCAAACTTTAAATAGTGCTTTAAAGTGAACTTTATGATGTCTTCCTCATTCCAAGCAATCAAAAAGGTGTGAATCATTTAACTACGATTTTAAATCCTTTATTGTGTATCCAAATCGAAAACAACCTTTCTAAAACAAAAGGTGCTAATGGCCAGTCATTCCTTCCGGTTAACTTTCGATAGGCTTGGACTTCCTCTGCTGATTTTCTTTTAGCGTACCCTGCATCAACAAAAAAACAAGGACGGGAAGACATAAAATCCATACAAGGGAGAAGACAAGTATTAACGTAATCGTGATACAAATCTTTAACGGCCACAAAATGATTTTCATAAATAGATACTTTAAGTTCCAGCGGTATTTTGATGAATTTCTTGAGTTCCTTGATCGCCACATTCCACGCTGGGCCATGCCAAACGGAAGCCATATATAAAGGCTTATGCGTAGGACTTCTGGGAGTAAGTATGGCAATGTCGTAATCGTCAATTAGAGACTCTCTGAGCAGTTCTTTTTTGGAACGTATCAAATCACCTCTCTTCTGTTTCAATCGCCAGGAACACACGCCAATGCGTTTAGAAGTGCATTGCGGAACAAGTTTAGCAATGACGGAGTTTTCAAAGTAATCAGTTAAACTATCGTTAAAGTAAGGGACGGAATAATCATACAAATGCTCTAACTGATTGTCTTTAAAGTATATCTGATAAAGCGTTAACTCAGGATCCACTCCTTTACTTTTCGATAGCACGTTCCACAGGTTGGTTTTAAAGAACTACTCTTTGTTGAATTATACAAACTGAAAGCCTCCAGCCATATCGGATGGCTTTTAAATCTATGAATCAGACCGGAGGAAATTAGCCTTTCTTTAATTTCTTCTTTTGTCATAAACAAAAGTAAATAAAAAAAAATAGGGGCCAAATTGACCCCTATTCTTACCCAAAAAAAGAAGCAATCAAACCTCGTTGCTTTCCAAGAAGGTCAAGGTGGACTGATAATTCGTCACCAAAAAGCGGAGCGGCTTAGTCAGTTCCTGTCCTTCGAGAGTAACGGTATCCGAAGCATCAGAATCACCGGTCTGTCCGGAGTTCTGAACGTCAGTTACTACACTCAATCCATTGCCAGCACCCAGGATGAAGAACTTCTGGTTGTTATCTTGAACAACCACGAAGACATCGTTACCCAGGTTCAAATCCTGAAGCGTGAGATCATCAGCGGTGGAGTTAGTAAGGATCTTGAAAGCAAACATTTGCTTGTAAGACTTATTACCTCCAGCAGCGACCACCAGTTCAGAACCGAATGAATGACTGAACTTATTACCATCAAACCTACGCAGACCACCATAAGTGGCGAAGTCAATGGTAGTAATATCAGCGGCTTGAGTGAGCGAGAACTGAGTATCCAATTCAGAGAGATAACCAATCCAAAAGGTCTTAGCCACCCCACCGACCCTCAGCAGATCTGAGCAGTCGTTTACGATTCCAGTTTCAATTTTACAAGCCATTTTTATTCAGTTTAGTATGCAATGGTCTGAAGATCGCAATGAAGGTAGGTATAACCGAACTTCATGTCGCCTTCGAAATAGAACTTACGCTCCTTGCGCTCATACCAGCCTTCAACCTTGGAAAGGTCAGAAGAAGACTCAACACCGATGCGGTGGTTGTCCTTCGTGGTATAGAGGATCATGTGAGCGGTGGTAGCATTCAGGGGATTGCTTGCATCAGCCAGCATAGTGTCCCAAATGCGAACAGGAACTACAGGGATGCCCTTATAGGTGATGTTAGCAGCACCCTGAACGAGAGCGGAGTACGCTTGCTCAGTTACGCCACCAACGGCAGCCAAAGAGTTGAAGTAGTTGTCCCATACAGAACCAGTAACGAAGAAAGCCTTCTTAGAAGTAGGAACGGCCTTCAGCAGGTTAGAGGATTCGATGTAAGCAGCCTCCAGGTTAGCAAGTGCCTCGCCAGAAGACAGAGCAGCAGTACCCATAGAGGTAGAGGTCTTCTTCACGCAATAAGAGGAAGAAGTGCCAGCGTCACCGATCAGCGAAGTCCAGATACCGTCAATGGTATCGTAGTCAGCAGATACGGAAGTGGTGTCACCAAAGCAGATCCTGCGGAATACATCCCTGCGGACCGCATCTTCGATGAGTTTGTTGACGATGGTAGCCACCGGAGTGCCGGAAGGATCGAAAGAAGCAACACCGGTCTTCAGAAACTCCTGTGCGAGGTAGTTATAAGAAGAGGTCAGGTAGTTGGTGAAATCGTCCTTACACCACTCGAGATTGAACTCGAATTCTTTAACCTCAAGAGTCTTGTTGGTGATGTCCTGAGTTCCGGAAGAAGTGCGAGCGCAGCCATCGTAAGGCTTCAGGATCTTGTCAAGAGAGGGGAGTACGTTGTACTGCTTCTTGTAAGCAATGCCCTGATCAATGATAGCCATGTCAGAGAGAGCCGGACTGTCTTCAGTCGGCTTGAAGAATACCTCCGTGGACAGAATGCCAGGGTAGGTATAGTTAAAATTGGTTTCCAGTGCGGATGCCATTTTTATTTACGTTTAAAGTGTGGCAGATATTCATTAATGAACGACTCAGTCAACTCATCTGCCTTCGGAGTTTCTTGAGCCGGTTTTACCTGTGCTACGGGAGCAACAGGCGCAGGATTGGGATTGCCTACGGTCACCTTGCGGAGTTCGATGAACTCTTTCTGGAGATCGGAAAGCATCTCAACGGTCCTGGTATTTTTCGCTTGGACTTCAGCGAGTGCAGCCTCAGCGGTGGTGTTCTGATTTTTAAGAGCGGCAATTTCAGCCTTCAGAGATTCGTTCTCCATCTGGAGTTTCTCAGCAGGAGTCATGGCCGGCTTCACTTCGGTGATCAAACCGTTCTCACCAACGACAATTACTTGTCCATCAGCGAGTTCGTGTTCACCGGCAGGAGCAGGCACATTCTCAAGCGTGGCAACCTTACCGACCAGTTCTTCACCGGGTTCGGCTTCGATTTCAATCATTGAACCGTTCTTCAGGGGAACGGACATATTAACGGGACTACTGAAAACCTCCTTGAGGATCGCAGCCATCTTGGTCCCAAAAGCGTCAAGTTTATCTTGCATTTTTATTTTTGTTTTACCTATTGCAACCATCCGGAGTTGGTCCACGACCTCATCTACAAAGCCCATCTTTTGCGCTTCGTGTGCGGTCATGCTGGTCTCTTTAGACATCATTTCCCTTAACTGATCTTCAGGTAGTTTGGTTTTCGCTTGATATGCGGATATCATTACATCCTCAATCTTGCGGAGTTCGTTTGCACCGTTTTCCATAACCGCAGCATCACCTTCCAAGAAAGTGTAGGGGTTGTGGATCATGTAGATGGACGGGTTACGAGCAATTACCTTATCGGCAGCCAAGGAAATGAAAGTCGCAATCGACTGACACTCTCCTTCGATAATAGCCTCTATTGGTTTACCGGCAGACTTCAAAACGTGATAAGTGTTGTATCCGGCATAAACACTACCACCTGGGGATTGTATGTGAACGATGATCTTATCAGCATTCTGAAGCCCTTCCAGTTGCTTTTTTACTTGCAAATGGTAACCCTCAGAAATAACGCCATCGATATAGATATGTCCTTCCATGTGAGCAAAACTATTTGTTTAACAATCTCTTTGTTATCTATGTAAAAGAAAAGTTTACCTATTTTTCAAAATAGCAAAAATGGTAGGTTTAGAGAGTTGGTATTTAATACAGAGTTGTCCGATGGTTAATCCCCTGTCTCTATCTTTTAAAATGTCGTAGTCTCTCAGGATCTTCGGCTCTGCCACCTTGTCCCTGACCATATTTTCGATAAACGTCTTCGAGTATTTCGTAATCATACAGTCGTTAAAGATTCTTTAAACCGCACCCTCGTTTGAATTTCAGTAGCCTCCTTCCATGAAGCGTAAATAGGTGGCATATTCCTGAACGCATTCGCTACCGAAAACTGCTGATTGATAGGATTGGTCGCTGCGCTGGTTACTATTCCACCGTCTGCATATCCTTTAAAAGTAGGTCGCATGGAGTTAACCCTATTCGCCCCTCCAAGCATGGCCACGTCTCTTTGTGAGAACACAACCTCGCCCTTGTGGACTATACCAGCCGGCTCGTATTTTCCTCCGTCTCCGGTATAACCTCCGCCTGAGAATCCCACCCCATTAATTGCAGCAACCCTGGCCAAACCTTGAGCAACTGCAAGAGCGGCAGCAATAGTACCCCTTACCGGTGATGTGACATCAGCAAGCGGAACGAATTGGGATTCATAGGCTTTCTGAGCAGCAAGGTAAGTGGAGATTAAAGTTAAAGCCGTTTGTCCTTTCTTGGTCTCTCCAAAAATGCTCTCAGCGATACCTAAAGCCTGATCTCTTAACCCTGCAAGTTGGGCCTGTCGTGCTTTCTCTGCTGCAAGTGCCTGAGCCTTTACCTTCTCCTCTGCTTTAATTCTTTCTTCTATCCCTTTGGATAGTTTGTTCTGAAGGTTTAAAAGATAGTCGGCTTTTTCTTTTTCAAGTTCTTTTTCTGTTTGAATTACAAGGGATTTTTTCTGAAGAAATTCAATAGTATTTTTTTCAGTTAATCTGGCTATTTCGGTTTCACGTTCAATCCTCTGATCATCTATTTCTTTTTGTTTGGCTGCATTCTCCGTTGCCTTTGTGGCTAATTCTGTTTGCCTTTCTAATAGTTTGTCAGTTAATGCCCTGGCTTTTTCTTCAAGCGCAGCAGATGCCGCCTTTTCTGCGGTATAGGCTTTATACGCTTCAATAACCGGCTGAAGTTCTTTCTCCTCATCAAACAAGCCGGATTTATTAATAAGGAAAAGTTTTTCGGTTATATCAGTTGTCGCATTTAGTTGAGCATTAAGCGTCTCGCCAGTTTTAATCCTTTCAATATTGGCATCTCTCTCCGCAATGATCTGTTTTCTTCTTTCAGAGGTCATTGTTCCGAATTGAGACTCTTGCGCTATCCGTGCATCCGCTTGCTGCCTTTCTTTTTTAATCAGTTCATCAGTTGCGAGTAATTGGTCTTTCTTACTAAGAATCAACTGATCATAAGCAGTCCGAAGCCTGCCTTCTAAATAGTTTATTTGTTCGGTATTCTGCTTCTTTTCAATGGCAATGGCATCTTCAATCGCCTTGATTCTTTCTTTTTCTGTTTTAGTCCTATCTCTTGATAAGACATTTAGCCTTGCAAGAATTTCTTGATTCTTAGCCTGATTGATTTGATTTACGATATTCTGTTCATCCAATTGCCTTTGAAAGTCCAAAAGTCTTTGCGCCTCATTAGCAGCACCTCCAATTCTATCTGCAAGATCTCCCCAGTTGAGGCTGAGGAACATATCGAAATTGCTTACAAACGCACTAAATCCTGCGCTTACTTTAGTGGTTATATCTTCAAGGAAATCAAGAGCGGCCGTAAACTTTGACAGATACTGACTGCCAAGATTAAGAGCAATCGTAATGGCTGCTAAAGTAGCACCAAAAGGACTGGCACTAAACGCATTCGCTCCTGCGGTTATTCCACTAAGTCCTCC